CGCAAGCGTGACTGTAGTACCAGAGCGAGTAAACCGTAGTGCTGTCTTCGGATTAGCCTGAGCATCATCAAGAGCAGCGATAGTGAGTGTGTTAGCGGTGTAGTCCATTGAGAGTTTCCAATACTTCTCATTAGTCCCTCCGTTGGTATCCGCTATAAGATAAGAGTTATTAGACCCCACCTGCCCGGTGGTTCTTAGATCGTCTTCATAAGTTGTGCGGTACTCGTTGTCCCCTGCTACTGTGCCTGTCTCAAACTTAAAATCAGCGACGTCTATATTAAACGTGTCATTGGTAGGTAGTGAAATACCTATCTCAAGATACGCCCCTGAGCCTACAGTCTTACCTGCTATTGACGGAACAGTAAAAGTCTTGTTGTACTTAACCCATGAAGTAGTCAGTGTAGAAGCCGTAGAAGACGTAGTGACCGTAGCCGAGCCGCCTGAACCAAAATACTGCTTAGCTATTATTGTAATGTCTTTAGGTGCGGCGGCTTTGGCGTAAAGCCTCAGCGTCATCTCTACCCCTGCGGACGTTTGGATAGGTAGCCTGAATGCGAAGTTCTCATAAGTAGCGCCCGAGCCTGCTGCGGTTCTATTGAGTTTGGTGTAATAAACTGGATTCTCAGGTACGTCAGTCTGACCGTAAGTGAAAGACTGCCTTGATATGGTTATAGTCCCGAACGTGGCACCGTCGCCGGACGAGTACCACCCGGTAGCTGTGGCTGTAGCTGTTCCGGTAGTTCGGGTAAAAGATGTTCCGCCATTCCAGATGTTAAAGCGGCTATTGCCTATATAGTCCCTGTTCGTGAATGATGCCGCAGCTATTACGCTGCTCAAATCGAGCGCAGACAGATCAGAGCCTATATACACATTGTCCCATGTAGCTACTGTTACTCCGGTAGAATCCTTCAGGACTACTTTGTAATTCCCATCACCATAAAGAACCGCCGCACCCCTCGCATCGAGCGTGTAGGGATTGGCAGCTACTGCGGTTTTTAAATTATCAGTCCATATTGTCTTGGCCGCTGTAGTTCCTGCGGAGTAAAACGTGACTGTGCCATTAGCGAGCGCCGTAGCACTATCCCGCTGCTGGTTTAGAAGAAAACTGACTATTGTTGCTGTAGTTGCCATATCAGTATCCTACCTGAAAGAAAGTGGACTCAGTACCGCGATTATACGACAGCACAGCATTCAGTAAAACATTTAATTCGTTGTGCAGTAAATTTCTTTCAGCAAGTGGTATGCCATATTCAGGAGCGAGCCTGGTAGCAAGTCCATAAGACAGGACTTCTATCCATTCCTGCGGAAGATCAAAGTTATTGAGATCACTGTCCATATCATTAATAGTTCTGTCCATATCGAGGACAAGCATATCTGTTGAATTATCTGGTGTAGGCCATACATAGATAACTCCGAGTTCGCGCTGTGGATCATAGTACCACTGCGTGACTTTGCCCTGGTTAGATTTATTAGTGAGCGACATATAATCAGACCTGCTGATGGCCGTTACCGGCACTTCGTAGCCTGATGAGTCTTTGCGGGTCACGCCGAATATTTTTAAAGGTCTATTAGCGTTTGTGACTGTGTTCTGGTACACACATACGTCTGTAGTGCCTGCACCTATCTGGTAAGAGTTTTGCCCCTGTACAAGAGACAACTCGGCAAATGATCTAAGCCATAAATAGCCATCGACCTGCCACGCTTTAAGCATGGCGTTGAGAGTATCGTGCGCGTCTGAGAGTTCTTCAGCGGAAGGGCTACTGTTGGCGGCGTAAACGCCCACCATTCGCATCGCCCGGCGCACCACTATTTCTCTTGTAGGGTTATAGTCTGTGCTGCCTGAAACCGCCATAATCACCTCATAAGTCAGAAGGGTCAGCCGGAGCAGCGACGCGCTCTACGTCTTCTGGCTCCGGCCTTACCCACGGTACACTTTGTCTATCGGGTCTGATTCTTAACAAGTCCTGCGGATGCCTCTCCTCATAATCCTCAGAGCAAACCATGAAGCCGTCCCACCTTCTACGAAGCTGCGAAGCTTTGAACTTGAAGCCGCAAACGTCGCAAATAGCGTTCCAGTCGCCATGAGTTACTGAGTATCCGCTTCTCCTCATTAAGATGCCACCGAGATTCCTGAAGTTGCGTAAGTAGGTACTGCGCCATCAATATAAACGCCCGTAGTAGTCGAGAGTTTGGTATTGTTGATGGAGGTGCAGTTCCTTATAAGGCAGAAACCCTGTGTCTGTTCTGCGCCAAACGCTACACACTGCGCGGGAAGCGCCGCAGCAAGCTTGGTGTTGAAGAACACGCAATTGTCTATCAGCAGCATGCGTTCTACGTCGGTAGCATTAGCTCCATAGAAGAATCTATTTGCTACGTTGCCCGCCCGCTTCCAGAACAAACAGTTCTTAAACAGCGCGTCACGAGTCACAAGACCTGAGCCAGCGATTTCTTTAGTAAGAAGCACGTTAGCCCTTACTATAGCGCCGGATATGGCGTTGGCGTTGCTGCCTATTGTACAGCCTATAAACTGCGGCGAGTCGCCGTTACAAACAAGTTCAGCCGCGCCTGTTACATCCAGGTCAGTCTCTTTGTAAAACTCGCAGTTAGTATAAACTGCGTATTCGCCGCCTTCTACTACAGTATAAATACTATTAGCCTGGGTGTTGGCGCTTGTAAACTTGATGTTTGTAAAACTGTTTCGCACGCCTGTGTTTTTAAGTGCCGCTATGTCAGTAGCCGCAGTAGTCACACCCATAGATATTTTGGCATTCTGACCATAGAAGCGGCCGTTAGTACCGTCAATACCTACAAAATGAACTCTGCTCTTGCTGACTGTAAGCATCTCAGTAACTACGTGCGAGGCATTGCCCATAAGACAAATTACGTCGTCATTATTAGACGTAGTCATAGAGTACGCTTTGGACACAGTTTTAAACGGCTTGGAAGGATCAGTACCTTTGTTGCCGTCCGCGCCTTTTGTATAGTCCACAAAAAACACTTTGCCTGGTGTGGCAGGTATACCGCCCCCACCCATTACAGGGATGCCAAAAGATGAAATCCCATTAGGATAATTTGTAAGTCCCATTTTTATCTCCTTGCACTATAAATTATAGCAGGGGGCGGCTACGCCCCCCACAAGGATTATTACGCGCCCTGGCACCCATAAATGCCGCGAGGATCGGTTACGCCTGCTGACATGCGGAATACAGCCTTATACTTCGCATTATCGGTATCGAACTCATCATCCATAGAGAATGTAAGAGGCTTGCGCATAAACAGCTTCATTCCATCCGGACAGTTAGTGCGAATAAACCATGCGTCCGCGTCAGTGAAGTAGTGGTTAACTTTCACGCCGCCCTTGAACATGCCAGTGGACTTGAGCGCATTAAGCGCGTTGTTCGCTGTGTCGTTCTGAAGTGTGGACTTCAGAATGCGCTCTACCTCAAACATATTTGATCTATGGATATGGAGAGTATCCGGCATCATACTTATCTGAAGACCGCGATCATCTGTAAATCCGCCAATGTCAATACACGCCTGCTCAAGTGACGCCTCGGATATGTCAGCATTCACTGAGGGAATATTTGAGAACGTGCCGCCTACAGAAGTAGGATGTGCGTTAGAGCAAAGGATGACACCGTCGCCGTAAGTATAGCCAGAAGTGAACGCCCTATTATAAATATTGGCGCAGATAACTTCCATGCCCTGTTTCATGGCGAACTTGAGTGCCTGAGCATTCTTCTTGCCGAGTACAGACAAATCGTACTGATTGTCCTCGTAGGCTTCGCGAGTGACTACAAAACCTAGCATGTATTTCTTGTGCTGATAACGCATAGTCCATGACTGCCGCGCAGTATCGTATGTTACAGCCCCCCCTTCAGATGTTTCGACAGGAAGGCCGAAACCGGACACGCCGACTTCTTCTTCATAAGCCTTAGTAGAGGTACTGATGTCAAAAAGGTCTTTATACTCATCAGGCCATGCTTGATAGGCTTCGCCGAACCACTTGTTAATTCCAGGCCACAACGCTTTTGCAAAACTACCAGTAGTAATAGGCATATTTCATTCCTCCCTTATATACCAGTAGCCGCATTGACATACTGGCATCTATTCAGTTTAACAAACCATTTTGCGTAGTTGCCTATGGCGTTGTCTACATGGTTAGCAAGCTGGATGATCTGCACATCAAGGGAATTGGTGGTGTTGGCTGTGCTTGAGTCGAGCATAGATTTACCGTTGCCGGTAGTTGTATCTACGGTACCCATAACAAGGTTGGCGTTCTGTCCTACGTTAGTAGCTGCGAGAGCGCCGCCATCGGAGTCTTCCTGAACTTCATAAAGCACATCAGGGCCAACGGTACAGTAGATGTACATAGCCGTTGACGCTTTGCGGTAGTTGATCGAAAGATCGGCAGGTAGGGGTTGAACGCCTACCATTACGCCTACCATTACATCAGTACCAGGGGTTGCGAGTCGTGTTACAGTGGGAATACCGTCTGCGTCTGCTGACCCCGCAATTACTACGGGATCCCCTATTCCAATAGCTGTGGCATCGGTGGACGGTACATAGTATCTACGTATCGTTCCGGTGTAGCAGCTACCATCGATCATGCTTACGGGCCTAAGCCCATAAGGGGTATTTGCATTAGCCATAATTAACTCCTGTCAGTAGTTAGGCCAGAACCATACTGATCCTCGCCTCGTTTTGGTTTCATAGCTGCTTCGGTTTTGTCAACCATCCTCTGTTTCTCAGCCTGATCTTCCTCAAAGAAGTCCTTTCTGATACGCATAAGATAACCAGTTACGCCACCTCCAACGGGCTTACTGATTCTGGAGTCGAGGTTTGTTCCCTCGGCTACTCTAGCATCTCCTAACTCAGACGACGACCCATTAACAAATTCATATCCGGCGGCGAGAGCGCGTGAAACACGGTCATCTCGGTCATTTATTACGCGGTATGAATAGTTCTTATCTCGTTTATACTCAGCATAGGAGAGAATATTTCTTACTCCAAGCGGGGTTCTTGATGGGCGGTCTTCCGCACGATCAGCAAGACCTGACTGTCTGTTCGGCCTTTTTTCGATCATGTTAACCTCCTATCGCCGCAAGGGACTTAAAAAACTCATCATGTGTCATTATTTTATGCACCTTTACATATTGGTTATATGTCAATCGCTCATCCGATGTCAAGTCTTTGACGTCAAATTTTGAAGTTTTTGTCGGCACTTTAGATCCTGTCTCTACGGCAGATGGCGCCGCCGCTCTCTGAGACACGAACTTCTCAGGGTATGTTTTCTTAATAAATTTAAGAGTTTCATCAAGAGATTCCTTTATTTTGCCAGGGTTTCTCTTGAGATAAAGTTCGTTATAATCAATAGCGTCCTGCGTCATTTCTTTGTCTACTTTAAACCATGACGCATTATTCGCTACAAAAGTTTCAAATTCTTCAGCTACAGGAGGTTTGACAGTCGGAGGCTCCGGCATGTTCGCCACCTGCTGCATACGCTGCTCAATCTCTTTAACGTCCTTTATCCTGCCGCTTTCTATAGCATCGTCTCGAGCTACCATCAGGTCAGCTATAGCCTGCTTCTTGGCGGCCTCCACGTTCTGCTTATGGAACATGACTACGTTAGCAAGATCACGCTCAAGGCGTTTAATGTCCCGTTTCTGATTCTTAATCTTGTTCTTTAACGGCAGTTGCTTCAAATAATCCGCTGGTTCCACAAAGTCATCTGTATCGCCTGCAAACTCATCTTTTGGCCTCCACCCCTTCTCTCTTGCGAGAGCTTCTACAGGATCGACCTGCGTCTCTTGTACTTCCGTAACCTCATCTGCTCCTTGAGGAACTTCTACTTCCACAGTATCATTAATTTCCATCTTTCGGCCTCCTGAGTATCGCGGTTATGTCCTCGTCATTAAGGAGTCTGAACTGCTCTTTAGTTTCCGGATTTTCTATTACAAACCCGCCATATTTTGCAAACGCTACCCTGTCGCCTACTTCGGCCCACGGTTCGCCGCTATCAAACGCTTTCCATGCGTTCATGCCTACCTTTACAATGGTGCCAAATATATTGGCCTCGGTCATCTTGTCTCTTATAGTGTCGGCTATGATTATGCCGCCTTTTGTAACCTTTTCGTACTCATCTACCTTTACCAGAACTCTATGTCCTGCCGGTTCGATATACACAGGATTCTCTATCCCATCTGCCATAATTACCCCTTTTTCATACTGTATATAAGGTAGATTATAAAACCTACTCCAAATAAAACAGCGAATGTTAGAATCTTTACAGACTCACTTTTTATTGTTTTAAAAGTCTCCATGAAGTTTTTAATCATGAAAACTTCTTCTTTGGTAAAGCTGCAATTACACGCGAGCGCCTGCTGCTGTTCCTCTAACAGCGCCTTTATCATTGCAATGTCAAGCTCGGTTAGTTTGCCCTCTCCCATCTCGTTCCTTTCATCTAAGCCGCTCTACGTCATCATCTGCTTCAATATCAAGCAGCACCTCCAATCCTTGAATTATTCCAACCAGCCTGGCCGTTTCTATGGCCGTTTGTTCCATACTTGCAGACTTAACTGTCAATCCGCGCCCCAAGTCCTCCTTTGCCTGTTCTTTTTTCGTTTTAATCAACCCCACTACCTTTTGAGTAGTGGGACTGGCCATCCATTCCATCAATTCGTCTTTAGATAGGGGCATTCTGAGCGTCCTCTACTGTGGCGTAAGGTCTTGTTTCTTCGGGTGGTGGGGAGGGAGCGGCAGACAAATCCTGTGCTGGTGCCTCTGGTGGAGCAGATGGCTTATTTGTCTGCGGAGCAGGCGCTCCCTCGCCCGAAGCGCCCCCCGACGCCTTGCTCTTCATTACCTCTATTTTCGATCTCTCTATGTCCTGTTTGGAGCGGTTTAGCTCCATGTCATGCGCTCCGGCTATACCCGATAATGCTGCCTGGTACTGTCCAAGCTGCGAACCCATCTCTACAGCTTCTGCGTCTGCTATGTTCTTTATGCTCTGAGTATCTATATTGACGATCTTTGAACGAAGTTCTTCGAGCTTGAGCCCAAGCTCCATAAAACCCTTCTGCATCTCAAGCAGCTTCAGATTATAGTCGTTCTGAGAATTGACAGTCTCAAGCTGCAACTTCAAAGCTTCAGGAGATGGCGGCTGGTTCTGCATCTGCTGCTCTATACGCTGCTGGTTCAGTATTTTGTCGATATTAGGGACTCTGAGCGCCTCGTAGTAGCGTCTTAGTATCTCAAGCCTTCCTGCCGGATCAGGGTTAATCTGAATAGACTGAAGCATGGCCTGCGCCCTTGCAAGTGCCTGCGCTTCCGAACTTACTGTGGGATCAGCCACTGGAATAACGTCAAAATCTACCTCAGAATAGTCGTCTTTAGACACCTGAAACTGTGTATCAAGCACCCTGAAATACTGATCATCCGTCAAATAAATGGCGTTTAGCCTGTAAAGTTTCTTCAGTTCGCTCTTGAACGCCCTGAACACTCTCTTGTATATGCTTGAAAATACTTTAAGTCCCTGCTCTATTACTGCAAGAACTGTAGTGGCTGGAGTGTTCTGGCTTGGCATTTCGCCGCTCATTGTGTCCGATACGGACGCAAGCTTGTTGCCAGCTTCGTTAAGCATCCCCAAAAGCTGAAACAGGACATTGCTCGGCTGTGGTACAGGCAGCGGAAAAACTGCGTCTCTAAGCGATCCGCCTACTACATCAACCGGTTTCCATTCGCCAAGCTGAAACTTCATAGCCCCGCTCACGCCTCTAACTCCGCGTGATATAAACCCCCCGCCTGTGTTCTGCAAAGTCCCGGCGTCAAGGAGCTGATTAATGACTGTACTCATTGTCTCATTAATCGGTCCAAGCAGATGCGCGAAGCCTATACCATAAAAGCTGCCATCTGGTGATGGTATGAAAATATACGCAGTAAAATACTGAATAGCGTCTATCTTTATGAGCTGCGGCTTGTCGGCGGTCCCAAGAATGAGCATGGTAGTCTCATCAAAATTGGCTACTATTCGGGCTACCTTGCCTGTCTCTCTGTGGACAGTGACTATATATGGTTCTTCGTATCCATCCTCATCAAGGTCGTGCCAGCAGTGCTGTTCAAGAAACAGCTCCTGCGGCTTTTCGTCGGCGTTCTGCATGCACTCATTAGTGCCTTCGAGATACATCTCTGACCGCTCTCGCTCAATAACCTCATTCTTATACAGCCACAGCTCCTGAGTTATTCTCCTGCAAGTGTCTATCCCGCCCTTGTGGTTATAGTCTATGACTACCTCGAGTGGAGATATGGCCACGCTACGGTTGCGCTGATACATGGCATCAAAAAACGTCTTCTTGAAATACGTCCCTACGACCGGCAAGCCGTGAAGAAGCTGGTCCATATCAGCCTCCCACTCAGTCATCTGTTCCATAAGCTGCCAACTCATGTGCTGACTAATGCGAAGTGCTTTCTTCTCTTTCTCTCCAGTGGGATCCTGTCCTATCACCTGCGCTTTTACTACTTCGGGCCCGCTGACTATCTGTGGAAGCGCCCTTGCCGCAAACTGATGTGACGCTGTGGCTATAAGAGGGAACTTTATATTGGCCGCCCCCGGCCATGGGAAAGTTTTTTTCTCCGTAACCTGCTTGGCTATCTTCAGTCCTTCCTCGGTCTGCCGCTTCCACTCAGTCCGACTGTCTACGTCCTGCTCGTATCCCTGCACCACCTGAAGACCTATTTTCTCAAGCAAGTCAGTCTCAAGGTCAGGAGCGATGTTAGTCTTGCTCATCTGTGTAAAGAGCCACTCAAGCCCTTTACCTTTCTTCTTAGCACCTTTACCGTATGTATACATCAGTACCCCGCTATGGCTGATCGTCCAGTTTGTATGGTATCAAACGAATGATAGTTGAAATCCCTGTCGTCTTCAAGAGAAATTACGTTGGTCGGCGACTCAATGCCAGATGTATTCATAAAGAGTCTTGTAAGTGGGTATTGAAGCGCGTCGTGAATGTGAGACACATGGTTCTTTATCGCCTCTTTGGAATAAAACCCCGGCATGTTGGCTATCTCTCTATACGCATACGCTCCTGCAAACCCCTCTACCAGCTTGGGACAACTCGCCGCGCCCACCATCATGGCCGGTTCTCCGTTCACCATCCTCGTAAGTCTCCCCGCCACTGACTCCCTGCGTATGTCCCATGTCTGTATGCCGTCCATCGGCCATATCTCCTGCCCAAGCTCTCTTGATCTGAGGATAATATAGTCCCTCGGTGACATTTTCGTCGAGTCCCTGTTTTTACCCGCCGGATCAGCATAGTCTACAAACTTGCACCCCTGCGGCAGATGTGCGTTACACCATAACAACATCGACTCCGTAGCCTCGGCTATACCTACATCAAAAAAGCAAAACTCCTTAAACACCAGAAGTTGCCCTGTAGATGTTATGTGCATAAGGACAATGGCAGGAGATAACCCTGTGTTGTCCCACCCTCTATATATGGTAGTGGGTCTGGTTGGAGCGAGGCTGGTGTGCGAGAGATGTATCTTGTGATTATACTCAGGATATATCTTTTTCCCCTGCACAAAGTCAAAGCTGCACTCATACTCACGCTCGTACGCTTCCTCGCTCATAGTGCGTCTTGCGTCCCGCAACTCTGCCTCATCTATATAGCCAGTCTCTGAAGCTTTAAGGACTATACTGAACCATATGTCCGGATTGCCCTGAGCATAAGAAAGCGCCTCAAAGAAGTGATCGCGCCCGTTAGGAGTCCCTGAAAACACACACCATCCCTGACGGTCACTAAGTGCAGGTCTAAGTATAGATGAAAATATGTTCGGATTAATGTCCTTGTACTCATCCAGAACAGCTCCGTCCAGATAGATACCTCTATGGGCTTCTGCGTTGTCTGCTCCGTCCAGATAGATACGGGCGTTATTATGAGTAAAGTCGATCCTTAGTTCTGTCTCGTGTATCTTTCGCCCAGGTATCGGTTCAGTGAACTTTTTCAGGTAGTCCCACGCCAGCCTCTTAGCCTGATTACGGAAAGGGGCCAGATAGAGAAACCGTGGATTGTCCGCAGTGCATGTAAGCGCCCTTCTTATCATATGGTTAATGAGCATTACAGTCTTGCCAAACCTGCGATGGATGACCAGCACGGCCCATCTGCGCTCGTCCATTCCCTTATGAATATCAAGCTGCAAAGGTCTTGGGTTATACGGTATGACCACCTTCATACGACAGCTGCTTCGTTCTGCCAGCAGAACTCTATCTTGTTATTGACCTGCACGTTAGTTACGTTCTGAGTCTGTGCTTTCTCAGGAGCTGGCTCAAGCCCTGCCCACTTGGTTACTGACTTTATGGCGTCGAGTTTAACTGATGGAGGTACCAAAGGGTCATTTATAAGGTTATGAATCTCCATCAGGTACTCTTCTGCCTGCACCCGGGCTTTCTGTTTAAAGGACACACCATTCTCGCGTATCTCTCGTTCGTGCTTGGCTACTTCGCGCCTGAAGGCTGGATTGTGCAGAATAGAGTCAAGCTGGTCAGTAGTTAGTCCGTAGACCTCTATTACATGGTCGTGCGTATCGCCAAGAGCCAAATCCATAGCAAGTTTAGGCGGCCAGTCGATAGCCACACAGGGGGCGGTTTTTATCGGCAACTTAGAGTTTTCGTTCAGCGAGTATTCAAGCTCGTATATTTCGTCCATAGAACTCCTCCTTACAGCTTTATAGCATTGTGTAGTATAGTAGTCAAGGCGAATTGGTATGTAGTTTGGGTTACACATATTAGAGCTTAAAAATTAGTAAAAAATTTTGTAGGGCGATTGGTTAAAAAGCGTGATTGGTTAAGAGCTAAGAAACTGGAGGCTTCGCGGGCGGGGGCTGAGTGCTATAGGGCCAAGAAACTAAGTGTCGTTGAGGCTACATATTTTGAGGCTTGGAATTTGGTTCGGGGGTTTTAAGCCCTTCTGCCGACGACCGAACCGTCACCCTATGGAGGGGGGGCGCCCCCTACCCCGCCCCCTCAAACCTGACACTAACACAAGAAAAAGTCCGCATACACTAACTCGCTGTAAATGTCAAGCACTAAAAACTCAACACTAACAGGTATGAAACTTGCAGTACCTTATATAGAGCGCTAGTGCCTGTAACGCAGGCGTTGTGTATTGTGCTATTGTGTTTTGTTAGTGCTGGTTTGTGCATTTGCACATGATTTTGAAATTCCGCACTAACAACACAAGTGCGGAATATTGACGCTGTTTTTTATGTTAGTGTCAGGATAGACTTTTTAAATTGTTAGTGCTGGAATTTTTCGCCGGCTTCTTCATACTGATTTTTTTGAAAATGTATGTCATCACTTGTTGCCGAAACTACACTTTGTTGCGGTGCATCATTATCGATAATCATAGTACAATTTAAAAAGTCATAACAACGGAACGTTGTTCAGGTGTCGTTAGTGTCGGATTTTAAATCGAGTTGGTCACTCACGGCAACACTTGCGCCAGGCCAGCCGGATTGTGTGTAATTTTAACTATTTATTTATTTAGTTAGTAAGAAAATAATAATGAATAATGAATAAATAATTGCAGTGGTGATAGATTTTTTGGAAAATGTAACCCCCTATAGAAAAATTTTATTTTCTAAAATTATGCAAAAATATTTTCTTAAATCTGGCGTATTACACCCCAAAAAACCCAGCACTTACGACACTAATCATGGTAGTGCTGATAGTGTCGAAAAATTTAATCGACTAATCTTTTCCACAACGTTAGTGCTGAAAAACTCCACAAAATAAAAACCCAATAAATTCCAACACTAACAACTATTTTATTTCAGTATGATTTTTTAGGGTTGACAGCAGTTTAGTTAGTGTGTAGATTAAGACCATAAAGATTGCAGTTAACACAAACCAGGAGCTAAAATGAAAACAGTATGTGGCTGTAATGGTCGGACAGAAGTTATAGAAACCCATGACCCGAAAATAATCCTTGGTCGTAAATACACATCACAAACCGTATGCTGCACCAATTGCAGCCATATTTGGATGCAGATATCAAAAGGAGAACAATCATGACCGTAACTAAAATCTATGAATATGCACTTACAGACAATAACGACGCGCGAAACACTCTAATATGGAATGCGCTTCCCAAAAGAACAAAAAGCCTCATCAATAATGCTGTCGTTCCATACACTGAAAAAATGTTTCCGAGGTGTTACAGGCATAAATTTTACGAAATGCAGGTTGACGCTATGGTTAAGCAGACAGCTTTTTACGAATTCGGTATAATCTACTAAAAGGAGCTTAAAATGACCCCACAACAAGAGTTACAGCTTCTTATCGAAGCACTCTGGCAGGAATTAATCTCAAAATACCCAGACGCAGAAGCATGGAGGGCAAAATAATGGACACAAAAGCTAAAATAGAAAAAGCCGAACGGCTTATCTGTTATCACAGGCAAAACGTTTTCTGCGGCACTGAAGCCTCGCAGGATAGGCATACGAGAGCAATACGACGAATCAAAAAGATAATCGAACCCCTTTGGTGGGGGCGGCATTCTACAAAAAGCGCGTATGATAACGTCCTTGATTAAGGAGATAACAAAAATGCGCACAGAACTAATCCTGGCAGACTCACACTATCAAGCAAAAAAGCTTGCTCCCTGGGCGGCTAAAATAGCTAAAGTCGAGGGCGGTTTCCTGGCTTTTGAATCAACACGCGATTATGATGACTGGAGACGGAACAAATGAAAATAATATCAATAAACGACAATGACTATACAACTATAGAAAAGCCGCTATGGTTCCATAATCGCGGCCTCATGGAAACATCGACCGGGTACGGACGTAAACTCCGCACAACTAAAATGCTTAGACTAACAGAAACAGGTAAAACATTACTTAGTTCCGAGGGTCTTTCGCCTCTGAACAGGCTTTACCGAATATATGTGTGCTGTTTCTCTAATTCTGGCAGTGCCTATATTCGCGTATCCGGGAGAAATGTTTATGTGGATTAAAACCCTTAACGAAACACTCGGATATATCATTCTCTCACTTGGACTTATAACAGCACCAATAACAATAATCTACATAATAACACTTTAAAGGAACAAAGACTATGAATACCATAATCCACAAAGCAGAGAGCCTTTTCCTGACTGAAAGTGATATTGAAGCATATCAAGCAAAGCTTGAAAAACAGTATCGGCCATTATTACCAGAAAACTGCCATTTAATCCTGCATGAATCCTGCCCATTTTTTAAGAGTCATATCCTTGTCCATCACAAGGGAAACTTTATCTTGAAGATTTCCAGAAATGGAATCAGCCAAATTTATCCAGATAATGATTTTGATTTTCTGGAGTTTGTGGAAGACCTTTTTCTTGAAATCCTTCCACACGGAAGCGGATTTAATTACAAATATGATATTGAAATCAATATACTCATGGGAGGAAGAAAAACCTTTGTAATAAAATCAGCTTATCAACCTTCAGACGAACATGGATTTTATTTATCAAGTCTTGACTTTTCAATCAGGGGTTATTTGGACAACCTTGAAAGCGCAAAGGTTTATTTTTCCGATAACAGAAGAGCCAAGAAACTTTTGCTTGATGACTATATCCGGGAGCAAATAGTTGAAGCATTTAGCAAGCTGATACCGTAATAACACTTTAATTCAGGAGACTAAAAAACATGAAAACAAATAATCCGACAATTATTGAAACTATAAAATGCTTTAAACCATTCCTGGACCGCTATGAAAAGCGCGCACACATTAACAACTTGTGCGTAAACGGGAGCGACTGCTACATAACAGACGGCCGCGCGTTAATCCGTTGGCCAAATATGGAAGAAATCCCCGATGGCAATTATGAGGTCACTAAAATAGATAAAAAGTCTGCATTTATGCATGCACTTAGTGACGAAAGAAACCCTAATATTGCAGACCTATTCGATAAAAATCCTATCCAACTGGAAACGTCAACACTAACACCTGAAAACACAATAGGAGTCATAATCCACAATTATATGCTCCAATGCCCTGAATGCTCCATCAATTACAGATACATCGAATTGTTCCTTAAACTCTTTGATGAAATTGGCCGCATCGAGTTACACGATGGGGGCGAGGGAACAAAGAGACTCGTGCTTCATAAAGGTGACATATCTATGATGATTATGCCCTTGAGACTCGTTTAAACGCATTTTAAGACACTTCAAGCCTTAACACATACGTACCCATTCACTCCAGGCTTAAAGTGTCTTAAAATCAATTACAGGAGGCTACACAATGAAAACAATAGGCTGGACATATAAAGCACTCCCATATGACCCGTTGCCGGGCAACTATACACTGACAGAGATTTACCCAGGCGACACATACTGGGTATCAGAGACGCAGGACACATCGTTCACACGACCCGACATAAATGATAAACCTATCGGCAAAATGCTTGAGATAGGTACTATTGGCGCAAGCCGCTCAAACATTATTAACGCAGTTTTTATATGAGGAGAAAACTCATGTTAACGGTAAAAGTAACCTTTGAAGATGGTAGTTCTATAATCACGTGCATTAGCGCAACATTTGAAGAAGCTGAACAGTACTATCTTGGCCGTCGTTTTAACTTAGGTGTCGCCGAGGATAAACTTGTAAAAGTCATAAAAATTGAAAGGGTTTAAGACTATGGAAACTGATCTTTACACAATAATCAGAGATAGAATTGAAATCCCGTCAGAACACAGAGAAGCCCTTGCAGAGTTTTTCGGTAAAGGATGCAGGGAAAAGACTAAAAAGCGGCTTAGGTCAATATGTCTGTACTCTCTTAACTCCATCGAACTTTGCGGGGTACTCCAAAGGGTTGAATACGATCCCGATTATAAAGGCATCTGGTCGTATTGTGCAGGGCAGTCATACACGGATGAAATAAGAACAGCTAGAAACGTTATTCTTGGCAGATAATACTAAAAAGGATGAAAGACTATGAAAACATTAGCAGAACAAAGACGCGACAGGGCAATAAAAATGTACCAGGAAGGTTCAACACTTACTCAGATTCAGCTCGCCACAGGTTACAGCGCCACGGGCTTTTACCGCATGTTGGACCGCTTTGGCGTGCCTTTGAGGTCATCCGGAGAGACTTTGCCACCTGAAGTAACACAGCTTGCGAAGTACCTTGGCATTACAGACCGCGAAGCCACAAAGCTTTTTCGACTCGGGCGCTCACGGCTTACCGCTGACATACTCAGACAGGCCAAGATAAGCATGGCAGATATCCAGACACTATGTGAACACCTGCCCAAAGACGCTGAATTGGCGCTGTTTCCTAATCCTAAGATCATCTTGTACGGCGAAGAGTACCCTTTGACCTGGAGCGACTTCGTGAAAGCCGCTAAAGCACCGATAAGATGGATACATGAGGAAGTTACGCCACTTCTGAAGAAGGAGGTTTAAAAATGCTTGGTGATATAAAAATTAAAAACAGATCAGGAAAAACCATAGCCATAGGGCGGTTCGAATCTATAAGAGCCATAGTTGAGCATAACAAAAAAAGGTTGCAGCACGCAGACCTTAGAGGCGCAGTGCTTACAGACGCAGTTCTTACTCGCGCAGTGCTTACAGACGCAGACCTTAGAGGCGCAGTGCTTACAGACGCAGACCTTAGAGGCGCAGTGCTTACAGACGCAGACCTTAGAGGCGCAGTTCTTACTCGCGCAGTGCTTACAGACGCAGTGCTTACAGACGCAGTGCTTACAGACGCAGTGCTTACAGACGCAGTGCTTACTCGCGCAGTTCTTACTCGCGCAGTGCTTACAGACGCAGTGCTTACAGACGCAGTGCTTACAGACGCAGACCTTAGAGGCGCAGTTCTTGATTTCTCGTCTGTTCCGCTAAGGTGCGGCTTCACCAGGATGAAAGTTTGTAACCGCTTTGTGGCGCAGTTGGCATATCACCTGACAAGGCAAGACCATACAGCATGCAGCGATGAAGTCAGGGAAGAAATAGAGCGTATCAAAAAAGGCCCGCTTGGTAATTTGTTCCTCAACTACAGAAACGACCTGGAGGCGGTATGAAACAAAACTTTTACCCACACTTACTAATAGACGATGCCTGGGGCACAAACATTGTATTTTTCAACACGTCTAACCAGGTGCAAGTCGTTCACGTCTCAATACAACCGCAAGGAGGCGAGCAGATACGCTCTTTTAATATTCTGCCAAAACAGAGGTTCATACTCGACGAGAAGTTTTTAGCCCTGATGCTGATGAACGACAAACGCCCCTTCGCGCTTGCGCTCCTGTTACCTGATGCAGTTGTTGAAATGGTTGGGCTGTATACGAAAAATCCTGATGAGAGTATAAAGTTTTTTCAGGAGATCCTACCCTCAACGCCCGAAGAGCCAGAGAGCTTTTACGGGCCAAGACCAGACGGTTCTATGGCTATAATGGCATTTAATTACCTCGGGTACCCAAACACTAACTACCTGCAAAACCCACATGCTTACATAGTGGACTACTACGCGCGTACGTACGATATACAGCTTGGCGACTGCTGCATAGTTGACTTCTCAGACCCCGAAGGGCATCCGCCAGGAACACATAGCTCGGGCAGGAGCTTTGATATAAACTATCCCTTGACAATCGCAGGCACTACACACTATCCTGTCATATCGGCTACACTATTTGATGCAGACGGGGCGTTGATACCAGAACGCTTTGATTATAGACGCTTCATGGACTTTATCTATTCAGTCAAGGCCACAACTGTTTTTGTTGATCAGCGGATAGAGAGCTTTTTAGCGAGTAAATATGGAGCTAACAGCGTTATCCAGGGAACACCGGTGGGGCAGTATAATCACGATAAACATGCGCATGTGAATGTTTAATGGCGAGCGCAGCGAGTCATGGTTCATGTAAA